GCGACGAACGCCCGATCCACGAGATCGACTGGGACGCCGACGACCGCGGCAAGCTGAAGCTCGTCTACGCCTACGCGATCATGAAGGGCGGCGCGACCTCGAAGGTCGTTGTCCTGAACCGGTCCCGGATCAACGAGATCAAGTCCAAGTCCGCCTCGGCCCGCTCGGACTACTCGCCCTGGACAACGAGCGAAGAGGCGATGTGGCTGAAGTCGGCCGCCCGCCAACTCGCGAAGTGGGTCCCGACCTCGGCCGAGTACATCCGCGAACAGCTCCGCGCGGTCCGCGACGTTGCAGCCGAGCGGCCTCAGGTGGCGCCCGCCTCGGCGGCTGAGCAGGTCATCCCGACCGAGGCCGGTCCGACGAATATCGAGACCGGCGAGGTGCTGCAGGGCGAGATCATCGACGACGGCGACTTCAACGACGCTGCCTGGATCGCTGGCGGTGAGCAGGCGTGACCTGGGCCGCTGGACCGTACCTGTCGTTCGACCTGGAGACGACGGGGGTCGACGTCGAGAAGGACCGCGTCGTCACTGCCGCGATCGTCGACATCCGCCCCGGCGAGCCGGTCCGCACGAGGACGTGGCTGGTGAACCCGGGGATCGATATCCCGGCCGGCGCGACCGCCGTACACGGCATCACGACCGAGCAGGCGCGCGCCGACGGCGTACACCCGTCCAGCGCGTTGGACGAGATCTCCCTGGAGATCGAGACCGCGATCGCGTCCGGGATCCCGCTGGTCGCCATGAACGCGTCCTATGACTTCACCCTCCTCGACCGGGAGTTGCTGCGGTACAAGCTCGGCGGCATCGAGCAGCGGCTCGGCTCGTATGACGCGCTCCGCCCGGTCCTCGACCCCTATGTGCTGGACCGGGAACTCGACAAGTACCGCAAGGGGAAGCGGACGCTCGAGTCGCTGTGCCAGCACTACCGGGTCGCGATCGACGGCGCACACAACGCCGCAGCGGACGCGACGGCTGCGTGCCGGGTGCTGTTCCGGATCGCGAAGCAGTACCACCGATCCCTGGGCTCTGCGGACCTGAACGACCTGCACGACAAGCAGGCCGAGTGGCACGCCGCACGGCAACTCGACTTCGCGGCGTACCGGAAGCAGATCGGGCAGCCGCTCGACGACATCTCCACCGAGTGGCCGATCCGCCGGCTGGTCGAGGAGCGTGCGGCGTGAACGGGGCAGAGCACTTCGCCGAGGCCGAGCGGCTGCTCCGGGTGGTCAAGGACAAGGCACCCGAGTGCTTCGGACGCGAGGTCGTGATGCCGATGCACGAGCTGCTGGCCGCGGCGCAGGTCCACGCGACGCTCGCCCTGGCTGCGTCGCAGCTGCGTTCCCTTCCGGCTGAGCAGGCGGTCAAGTCGTGACCGCGTCGCGGTCCACCGGCCCCAGGACCCGGCTCCCGATGGAGAAGGCGACCGACCTGTCCCGCCGCTGCACCGCGACCCTGCACTTCCCGACCGCGCCGTACCACAACCTGCGCTGCAAGCTCCGCCCCCACAACCCAGGCGACCTGCACGTCGCGGAGACCACGGTCCCCACCGAGTACGTCCCGCCGACACAGGCCTCATGGCGCAAACCGGCGATGGCGACCGTCCGCATCACCTGGCTCGACGAGTCGACCAAACCCACGAACTGAACAGGAACCGAGCCCATGACCAAGAAGACCATCACCATCGTCGCCGCCGCCGTAGCCACGATCGGACTCGGCTACGCCGCCGGCGCATCGACCAACAACAGCGCCCAGGAGGCCGCCCACTACGCCGCGACCCACCCGGTTGTCGCGCCGACCCCGATGCCGACGGCAACGGTCACCAAGACCGCACCGGCGAAGCCCGCCCCGACCGTCTCCACCACGACCACCGTCAGCGTGGCCACCGTCCCGCAGGCCTGCCTCGACGCCCTCGACAACGCAGACCAGGGCTTCACCTACGCCTCGCAGATCATCACCGCCGCGGGCGAGTTCGACGTCGCGACGATGAACGCGGTCACCGAGAAGGTGACCGCGCTCGCCCCGAAGTACAACGCGAACAAGGCAGCGTGCCGCGCGGCAGGCGGTCAGTGATGAGCCCGCTGCAGAAGGTCGTCGCGAAGTTCCTCGCCGAGCGCGATCAGGTCATCACCGCGATCAGCAACTGCCCTGCCTCGAACATGGAGGACTACTGGCGCTGGCAGGGCCACGCCGAAGCCCGCCGCGTCCTCCGTCAGGACATCGAGCGCGAAGGCATCGACCTCAGCGGCAACGCCGCCGACGCAATTAAGGCCGACGCTCTGCGCGAAGCCGCCCAGGCGCAGCGCCAGCTCGCTGCCGACGCCCGCACCAACAACGGCCGGGCCGAGCACGAAGACATCGCCGACTGGCTCGACGACCGCGCCACCGAGATCGACCCGCACCGGCTGGAAGGGGCACACCCGTGAAGCCCGGCCGCCACCAGGTCGCAGCACTGGTCGCCGCGAAACGCCAAGCCGAGGAACGCGACCGCCTCATCTCCTACATGGCCGCACGCGGCATCCGCCAGATCGAACAACACCTGAAAGAGGCCGCGCGATGAAGCTCTACCGCAAGGCGATCGCCGACTTCATCTGGGACTGCATCGTCTTCCCCCTCGCCGCACTCCGCTGGCGCAACACCGTCCCACCGGCCGACCCGAAGGGCACCACACCCAACGCCGTCGCCACCAGCATCACCAACCTGAAGGGAGCGAAGCCGTGAGCACCGTGATCGGGATCGACCCGAGCCTTACCGGCACCGGCCTCGCCTGGCCCAACGGCGAGACCTGGACTGCGGCCGACTCCAGCTACAAGGGCGACGACCGACTCGACTACATCTATCGCGCCGTGCACACCATCGCGCAGCAGCACAACCAGCTCGGGAACCCGATCGCCCTCGCCGTCGTCGAGGACCTGCCGAAGCACGCCCACGGCGCTGGCCTCACCGGCATGGCGCAAGGCGTCATCCGGCTCGCGCTCCAGCAGACGCTCGTGCCTTACATCCTCATCCCGGCCGCCACGTTGAAGAAGTTCGCGACCGGATCCGGGAACGCTGGCAAGCCCGATATGCGCATGGAGCTCTACAAGCGCGCCGGCCTCGACCTGAAAGACGACAACCAGGTCGACGCCTGGTGGCTCCGCGCCCTCGGCCACGAGTTGCTCGGCGACCCCATTGTCGCCCTTCCCAAGACCCACACCGATGCCCTCGGCAAGCTCACGCTCCCGGCTGGCGTCGCCGAACTTACTGGGGGGACCAGATGAGCAACCTTTCCCTACGCACCTTGTTCTGCGGCGCAGGTGGCGACGCAGCCGGTGCAGTCGAAGTCGACGGCGTCACGGTCAAGTCAGCCATGAACCACTGGCAGAAAGCGATCGACGTCCACAACGCCAACCACCCGGACGCGCAGCACATCTGCGCCGACATCTCCCAGTTCGAGCCCCGGCTCCTCGCCCCGACCGACCTGCTGTGGGCGAGCCCGGAATGCACGAACCACTCCGTCGCGAAGGGCCGGAAGCGCGAGGACGCACAGCCCGACCTGTTCGGCGAGACGCTGCCCGAGGAAGCAGCCGAACGCAGCCGGGCAACGATGTGGGACGTGCCGCGGTTCACCGAGGCGCACGGCTACCAGTCGATCATCGTCGAGAACGTCGTCGACGCCCGCCACTGGCCACCGTTCAAGGCGTGGCTGATGGCGATGGACTCCTACGGCTACGACCACAAGATCGTCTACCTCAACTCCATGCACGCCCAGTTCACCGGCATGCCCGCCCCGCAGAGTCGTGACCGCATGTACGTCGTGTTCTGGCGCAAAGGCAACAAGGCGCCCGACCTGCACCGGATGCAACGCCCCAAGGCGTACTGCCCGACCTGCGACGAGGTCGTCGACGCCATGCAGGCATGGAAGAACCCCGACAAGCAGTGGGGCCGCTACCGCTCTCAGTACGTCTACCGCTGCCCAAAGATCACCTGCCGGAACAGCATCGTCGAGCCGGCCTGGCTCCCGGCCGCCGCAGCGATCGACTGGTCCATCACCGGCCAGCGCATCGGCGACCGCACCAAGCCCCTCGCTGAGAAGACCATGGCTCGGATCGCCGCCGGGATCGACCGCTACTGGCGGAACGCCGGCATGCCGCCCATCATGACCCCGGTTGAGGGGCGCGAAGGCAAGGAACCCAGCCCGGCGACGATGCCGCTCCGCACCCAAACCACCCGCAACGAAACGGGTATCGCGTTCGCTCCGTTCATCGCCGAGCTGCGCGGCGGCGGCTCGGTAGCACGGCCGACGTCGCACCCGATGTCGACCGTCACCGCATCCGGCAACCACCACGGCCTCGTCGTCCCGTACTACGGCAACAGCAAGATCGCCCACTCCTCCCAGTACGCGATGGGCACACTCACGACCCGCGACCGGTACGGCCTGATCGTCCCGTCTGGCGGCACCTGGAACGAAGACGCCCGGCCGACCGATGAGGCGCACCGGACCCTCGTGACCCGCGACTCGTACGCGATCGTCACCCGCCACAACTCCAGCAAGGGCGACGGCGCCGAGATGTCCACCCCGGTCGGCGAACCACTCCGAACGCTGACCACCGCCGGCCACCAGTCGCTCACCACCGGGACCGTCCCGGACATCGAAGACTGCCTGTTCCGGATGCTCGAGCCCCACGAAGTCGCCGCAGGCATGGCGTTCCCAGCCAACTACATCTGGGAAGGCAACCGCCGCGAACGAGTCCGCATGGCCGGCAACGCCGTCACCCCACCCGCAGCGCGCGACCTCATCGCCGCCGTCGCCGACGCCCTCAACGCGACCAACTGACCTCGAAAGGGGAGCAGACCTATGCCACGCAACGACATGAAGCCCAGCCACTGGGCAGCGTTCGTCCAGATCCTCGACACGGTACCCGCGGGCGACGAGGTCACCAGCAACAAACTCCGCGACCTCATGGCCGCCGCCGACATCCCTGAGAAGTCCCGCGGTGGACTGTTCGCGCAGGCCGTGAACCAGGGCCACCTGCGCCCGGTCGCGAACCGGTACGTCGCATCGGAAGGCGAGACCGCGCACCGCGCACCGATCCGCCTCTACCGCAGGACCCGCTCCGGACAGCGGAGGGCAGCCGCATGACCACGACCGTCAACGCGGCCGGCGGAGATTACCAGGGCCTTCCGACAACCCCGATCAAGCACCGCGGCGCGAAGAAGCACACCGGCCTCAACTGGGACCAGGTGACCGCGAACTACATGGCACGCGGCGGCCAGCTGGACGCCAGCGTGTGGCCTAAGCACGGGAAGGTCGTTGTTGTCGGCGGCAGCGCCAACTCCTCCCGCGCCAACATCCACACCTTCATCGAGAACGCTGAGTACGACGAGACAGCCAGCGCCGCACCGATGCGGGTCACGCGCCCGAAGCGGAAAGCCAACCCGGGCAGCGGTCGCCCGTCGAAACTCACACCCGAGCAGCGCATCGAGATCGGGCGCCGCTACCAGGCCGGTGAATCCCTCACCCAACTCGCCGAGGCCTACGGCGTCGTCGTCACCACCATCACGAACACCCTCGCCGCGCTCCAGATCCCCACCCGCAACCGTGTCGAGGCCGGCAAGGTCACCCGCGAACGGAACGCGTCATGAGCGGCCTGAAGTTCCGCGATGGAGACCAGCCGCTCCCTGTCGTCAACGACGCCCCGGACATCCAGTCCCAGGTGATCGCCGACATCGAGCAGCGCCGCCGGGTAGGGATCGCCCGGTATGGCACCGCGCTGCAGCCGCACAACGGCCGCGACTCCCTGCGCGACCTGTACGAGGAGCTGATCGATGCAGCGATGTACGTCAAGCAGGCCATGGTCGAACGCGACCAGCCGATCCCGAGCGTCGTCGTCGCCGAACTGCGCGCCAAGATCCAACGCAAGGACGACCTGATCGCCGAGCTGCGCAAATCGCTCGACGTCGCCACCCGTATGCGTGACCGTCTGCTTGCCCAACAGCGCAACGGCGGTGCGTCATGAGCCCCGACGACCCACGCCACGGAACCAACGCGGGCTACGTCCAGCACATCCTCACCAAGGTCTCGCCCTGCGCCCCGTGCCGGACTGCCCACACCCTCCACAAGCGCGAGGTCCGAAACCGCCAGTACCTCCAGGGCGTCGACCGATTCCGTGTCGACCCGACCGGCACTCGCCGCCGCATCCGCGCGCTCATCCGCATGGGCTGGCGGTACTCCGACATGGACCAGTGGCTCGGATACCGCAGCGCGAACACCCACAACCTCAACCGATCCGACACCCAACTCGTCCACATCGACACCGCCGAAGCGGTCAAGCGCATGTACGACGCCCTCTCGATGCATGTCGGACCGTCAGCCCGCAACCGCGCCATCGCGACCAGGAAAGGCTGGCCGTCGCCGCTGGCTTGGGACGACGACGCGATCGACGACCCCGCAGCACAACCCGTCGGCATGATCCAGCGTTACGAACCATCCGGGTTCGACGAATCACGCGTCCAGCGCCGCATCGCCGGCGATCGCACCGTCCGGCTCCACAAAGGCGAATCCGTCGAGGTCGTGCGCCGCATGCTCGCCGACGGCTGGACCCAGAACGGCATCCGACGCCACACCGGACTCAAACCCGACCGCTACATGGCCGAGATCCGAGCCGTCCAAGCCATGGAGGTGGCCGCATGACCAAGACCAGGCGTCAACCGGCTAAATGCGGCACCGACGGCGGCTACTACCGGCACCGCCGCATCACCAACACCGAGCCGTGCGATGCGTGCAAGCGAGCCCACGCCGACTGGAAGCGGCAGCGAGCGAGCAACCCGTTCGGGAGATGCCCGTGCGGCACGGCGCTGCGGACCGAGGGCGAGTACTGCTCGAAGTGCCGCCGCAAACTCGACCGCGCCACCGCGAGCAAACGGCCAACCGGTAACCGGCTCTGGCGACAGAGCAACTACACCGACGACGAGCACGACCCGAAACGCCCCGTTGCCTGGCGCACCAAAGGCGCGATCAAGATCCCCGTCTACGAACAGCCCGAGCAGGAGGCGGCATGACCCACGCAAACCTCCCCGGAGGATGGCGCGCCGCCACCCTCATGGACGCCGTCGCCGGGATCCTCCCCACCGACCAAGCGCTCCACCTCGTCGGCATCCGCGACCGCAGCGACTTCGCCAACAAGGCACGCCGCGACCTCGACGACGCCATCACCGCCTACCAGAACGGCGACCAACCCACCGCCATGGCCACCGCTTCGGACCTCGCCGAAGAAATCCGGCGCGCCCGGCAGCCAGGACGGGGAGCAGCAGCATGAGTGCCAAGCCGTTGAAGTTCGCCTACGCAGACCCGCCGTATCTGGGCTGCTGCGGCTTGTACGACCACTACCACTCAGACGGGGGCTGCTGGGACTACACCAGCACGCACCTCGAGCTCATCGAGCGACTGGTCAGCGAATACCCAGACGGCTGGGCGATGTCACTCTCGAGCCCTTCGCTGCGGACCTTGCTGCCACTGTGCCCTGAAGACGTGCGCGTCGCTGCCTGGGTGAAACCCTTCGCCGCCTTCAAGCGGAACGTGCGGATCGCCTACACGTGGGAGCCAGTCATCGTCCACGGCGGCCGGATCTCCAGCAAGGACGGCGCGACGCCGAACCGGGACCACCTCGACGAGCCGCCCGCCTTGTCCGAGTCGATCGCATTGCGCAAGGGCCTCACCGGCGCCAAGCCCGAGCGCTTCTGTCACTGGGTGCTGGACCTCCTCGGCTGGAAACAGGGGGACCAGGTCGACGACCTGTACGTCGGCACCGGAGTGTTCGACCGCGTGCTCGCCGCCCGGGAAGGTCGCGAGCTCGAGGTCGATGGCCAAGCCGCGCTGGAGTTCGAGAGTGGTGGTGCAGCGTGATGACCATCGGCAACATCAAGGCCGCCGTCGCGGTCGTCCGCACCATCCGCGAGGACTGGGACCAGCGCTCAGTCACCGACCAGGTCAACACCCTCGCCGCCGACTACAACCACCGCGACGTCCTCTACGCCGCCGTCACCGTCGCCGAGGACCTCAACAACCGGTCCCCGGTCACCCTCTCCATCAAGGCCGCCGACGTCATCTCCAAGCTGCACGAGAAGACCCGGGCACCGCGCACCTTCTCTGCTGGCCGGCGCGACGACGCGTTCCTCTGCGACACGTGCAACAAGACCGAAGGCGTGTGCATGTCCGCCGCCACCAACCTCGACGGATCCGACCACATGTTCAAGTCGATCCGCCAAGCCGAGCTCGAGCGGGAACAGCAGCGCGCCGCGAACAGCCCCGAGCGGATGGAGGCGAAGGCCGAAGTCGCGCGCCACAAAGGCGACCTGTTCGCCATGCCCGCCGACATCGACCAGCACATCCACCCCGAGCCCGAACAGGAAGCCTCATGAGCACCGGCATCGAATGGACCGACGAGACGCCGCTGCGCACCCGCGCGACCGCAGCTGCGCGCATCGGCATCCCTCTGGCCGAGTACGACCGACGTCGCGCCGAGGGCGAGAAGTGGTGCGGCGGCTGCCGCACCTGGCATGACCGGTCCGCCTTCGCGGTCGACCGCAGTCGCGGAGATGGCCTGGTGCCGCGATGCCGTGAGTCGGCGAACGCCGCGTCACGCGAGGCCTACACGCCGAAGGAACGAGAGCAGGGCCGGCGGCTCGTCGATGCTCGCCCGGGTGATGCCCTTCAGGCGCGGCGCCGCGTGAACTACCTGGTCGAACTCGGCCGCCTCCCCAGACCAAACACGCTGCCGTGCGCCGACTGCGAGCACGTCTGGTCAGACGGCGAACGCCGCCACGAGTACGACCACTACCTCGGATACGAGCCCGCGCACCACGAGGACGTCCAGGCCGTCTGCACCACCTGTCACCACACCCGCGAAGAGGCCCGGAGGGCAGCCGCATGAGCAAGACCAAGATCGAGTGGGCGACAGACACATGGAACCCCACGACCGGATGCGACCGCGTCTCACCCGGCTGCGACAACTGCTACGCGCTCGGCATGGCCAAGCGACTCAAGGCTATGGGGCAGCCCGACTACCAGACCGACGGCGACCCCAAGACCTCCGGCCCAGGCTTCGGGATCGCGACCCACCCGCACCGCCTCGACCAGCCGCTCCGCTGGAAGAAGCCCCGCAAGGTGTTCGTGAACTCCATGTCCGACCTGTTCCACGTCGGTGTACCCGTCGAGCACCTCGCGCAGGTCTTCGCCGTCATGTCGAAGGCACCCCAGCACACCTTCCAGATCCTCACCAAACGCCACGCCAGGATGCGCGCCATCCTCAACGCGCACTGGTTCAGAGCCCTGGTCGACGACTACCGCGGCAAGGATGCCGGCGACTTCCAGTGGCCCCTCCCGAACGTGTGGCTCGGCGTCTCTGTCGAGGACCAGAAGTGGGCGGACATCCGCATCCCCGCCCTGCTCGACACCCCGGCCGCCGTGCGGTTCCTTTCCTGTGAGCCGCTCCTCGGTCCGGTCAGCCTGTTCGACAGCACCAAGATCGACACCGGCACCCTCGTCGACTGGGTCATCGTCGGCGGCGAATCCGGGCACGGCGCACGGCCGATGCACCCGGACTGGGCTCGGCAGTTGCGCTACGAGTGCACCACCTACGGCATCCCGTTCCTGTTCAAGCAGTGGGGAAACTGGGAGCCGCTCGCACCGGTCATGACCCGGCCGGGCGACCTCGCGCTGCACAGCGACGGCAGCAGCATCGTCCTCGGCCCCGAGATCTTCGAAGGAATCGAGTTCCGCCGCCGCCGCGAGATGTACGCCATGCGCAACGTCGGCAAGCACGCCGCCGGCCGCGAGCTCGACGGACGCACCTGGGATCAGTACCCGGCAGTCGCGTCATGAGCGGCGACACGCTGTTCGACGTACCGGCGGCCGGGGGAGTGCTGGCCGGCGCCGTCCTCTCGCCCTGCGGCACCTACCGCTACACCCTCGACCGCGTCTGGGACGCCAGCCTCCCCACTGCCCTGTTCGTCATGCTCAACCCGTCCACCGCCGACGCCAACGTGGACGACCCCACCATCCGCCGCTGCCGCACCTTCGCCACCCGCGAAGGCTGCGGAGCGCTGACCGCCGTCAACCTCTTCGCACTCCGCTCCACCAACCCGGACGCGCTGACCGAGCACCCCGACCCCGTCGGCCCAGACAACGACCTGCACACCGCGCTCGCCCTCGACCGCCAGCCCGCAGTCGTCATCGCGGCGTGGGGAGCACACCCGTTCGCCCGGCCACGAGCCGCACAGGTCGCCCGCCTGCTGGCCGTACACGGAGGACGGCTCGACAGCCTCGGCACTACCAAGCAGGGCGCGCCGCGCCACCCGCTCTACGTCCACAGGGACCAGCCCTTGGTCCCGTGGTCTCCACCACTGGAGTCCTGATGCCCTACCTGATGATGGACGACAACTTCGCCGATCACCCCAAGATCGACGGACTGTCAGACGGCGCGTTCCGCCTCCACGTCGCAGCCATGTGCTACGCCGCCAAACACCTCACCGACGGCGCCATCCCCGCCGTACGGGTCGCACGGCTCGCACCCCGCTACCGGCCCGCCCTCCTCAAGGAACTGCTCAAGGCAGGGCTGTGGATCGAACACGACCAGGACTACCGCATCCACGACTTCCTCGACTGGAACAAGTCCCGGCAGTGGTGGGAACGCGAACGCGCGGCCGGCGCCGAACGGCAGCGGAAATCCCGCGAACGCCGGGAACGCGAACGCCGCGAAGCCGAGGAGCGGGGCGAACCGGACCCCGACCAAGACTCGTGAGTCACACCGCATGTCACGCCGTGACAAACACCATGACTCACGCCGCACGAAACGCGTCAGTCACACCGACCAGACCAGACCAGACCAGAGAAGTACTAGCGCTAACGCGGCTGACCGTCCGTCAGTGGCTGAGGTAAAGGGGGCTCGTCTATGGATCCCTCTGCTGAAAACACCCGGTACCTAACGCGCGAGGAGCACGAGATGAGCACCAAAAACGACACCAACCCCGACCTCAAGACCCCCGACGAATGGTGCGGAATCCAAGGCGTCCAGATCCTCGACCCCGACGGCTGGAGAGGCCGCCACGGACGCCCCTGGACAGACCCCATCTCGCTAGCCGAGTTCCGGGAGCGACTCGCCACCTGCACACAGCGGAGCACCCCCGCTGAGCCCGAGGCCGGACCGCGAACAGCCGCCGACTTCATCCGGGAAGCCGCCCGGTACGTCAACTGGAAGCCCGACGACAAGCACTCGCAGCAGGCCCGATACGACGCGCTCCGCGCCCTGAACGGCATCCACGCGTACTCCACCGCCGTCGCGCTGGAGACCTTGCGGAGGATCGACCCTGCCGCCGCAGAGCGCGTGGCCCAGCACCTCGCCCGCGACGACTGGGACGCGTACTTCGAGAACGCCTGGACCTGGCACGAGGAACTCTCCAACGGACGACCGATCGACCCCAACGACTGCGTCTTCAAGAAGCTCACCGGCCAGACCGAGGAGGCCCAGGCATGAGCGACCTGAAGCCGATCGAGCCGACCCTCAGCGCCCACGACGCAACGCTCATCCAACGCGCCCTCGACACCATCCCCGCCGAATGCCGCTACCACGGCGACAACCTCGAACGCGACTACGGCATGCACGGCACCGGCTCCTGCTGCGACACCGGCAAGCCGTCGCTGTACCGCCGCGAAGCTGAGGCCGCCCTCACCCGAGCCTGCGGCGAATGCCCCAGCTGCCACACCCCCAACGGCCGGCCACACACCGACTACTGCCAAGCGAAGGAGGCCAAGTCATGACCACCGGCACCCCCGACGAAAGCCGTGACCAGCAGCACTGCGGAGCCCGGAAACGGCAAGGCGACGGCACCTGCACACAGCCCGCCGGCTGGGGCACCGACCACGTCGGCATCGGCGCCTGCAAGCTCCACGGCGGGTCCATGGCGAACCACAAGACCGCCGCCGCGACGACCCAGGCTCGTCGTGACGTGGTGCTGTTCGGGGCGCGCCGCGACATCCACCCCGCTGATGCGCTGCTCGAGTTGGTGCAGTGGACGGCGGGGGAGGTCGACTACTGGCGGCAGCGCGTGCGTCTGTTGGAGGAGCACGACCTGACGTGGGGTGTCACGAAGGTCAAGGAGGGTGGGGATGACCGGGGTACGACGGAGGAGGCGAAGCCGAACATCGCGTACGTGATGCTGGTCGACGCGTCGAACCGGCTGGAGCGCTACTCGGCGAGTGCGTTGAAGGCTGGGGTTGATGAGCGGCGGGTGCGGTTGGCGGAGCAGCAGGGGACGTTGCTGCACGGTGTCCTGGTGGCGGTGTTGGGCGAGTTGGGGCATGACGTGTCGCCTGGTTCGTCGGCTGCGCAGGTGATCCTGCGGCATCTGGCTCCGTTGCGGGAGGCTGCGGTCGGGGAGCTCGAGGCTGGGGGTGCGGCGTGACCGCGTTGCCGTTGCCGGTGGAGTCGCCGGCCACCATCGAGCACCTGGACGAGGACTGGGCTTTGCCGTGCGAGGTGTACTGGTCGCACCCTGAGGTCGCTGAGGCCCCGCGTGCGGAGTGGATCGTTTGGTCGGTGTGCTCGTGCCCGCCCGGGTATTTCCTGTTCTGCTCGCCGTGCCTGGACGTGATGCTCGCTGACCGGACGACGGTCGAATGCGTGGGCTGCTTGGCGAAGTGGTGCCCGCCGTCGACGGCTGTCCGCCTGATCGAACCCCTGAACCGGAGGCCACATGCCTGAGATCGAAGAAAGCCGCCTGCGGGATCTGGGGGCGGCTGGGCGAGTCGCGGCCCTAGAAGCCGATCTGAGCGATCGACCCGGCTACACGGCCCAACCCCCGTCGGAGTGCCTGAACGGCTGCGAGACCCGCCAAGGCTCGCCAGCGAGCAAGGTTCACTGCGAACCCGGTCAGATGCTCTGCCCAAGATGCGCAGCTCGCCTGGACAAGTGGCTCCGTGGCATCCCCGACGCGTACGCCCTGCTGCCCCGCGTCGTCATGCATGGCTCCGTCCCATCCGACCCCGGCACGAAGCGGACGAAGCGCCCCGATCCGCCGGCCCCGATGCGGCTTGAGGTCGTTGATCTCCTCAACACCAAGCCGGGGTACGGCGTACTCGGCATCGTCCACTCCTGGGCGCAACTCGTCCGCGACGAACGGCACCTCGTCACCTACTGCACCTGCACCCACGCCCGGCCCAGCCACAACCAGAAGCACTGCACCGCGCTCGGCTGCGGCTGCCGCAAGTACACCCCCGGCCCGTTCTACGTGTACGCCGAATGCCAGGTGATCCTCGCCAACCTCGCCTGGTGCACCGAACAGGGCTTCGCCGGCGACCTGTACGACGAGATCCGCAGGCTCGCCCGCGACCTCAACGACACCGTCGGCGAGTACCGGCCCAAGCCGGTCGGGAAGTGCGCCGCGCTCCGCCCCGACCCCGACGACCCGGACAACCGGGTGCTCTGCGGGGGAGCACTCGTCATGGACAAGCCGAAGCCCGACGACGAGGACCAAACGACCAGCGTCAGGTGCCTGTCGTGCAACACGCGCCACGAGGCGAACGCCGAGCTGCGCGCGCTCGGGCTGCTCGTCGACCGGATCTTCCGCAAGAGTGGAACCGAAAGGCAGGCATCATGAGCGCGGTCGTCATCCGCACTCGAGGCCTGCCCGACGGATACGAGCCGCCATCCGCGTCGCTAGACCCGTCGAAGCCTCAGCGACGGTTCTACGCGAACGACGGCACTTTGGACCGCCTGATCGATGACCCGATGGGCGACATCCACGACGTGGTGCGGGAGGTCGAGCGACTGTGCGACCGCGAGGCTGGCGCATCCGAGTACTACCGGAAACACCCCGAACTGCTGTACCCCAGCCACCCGTGGATGGGGTTCGTCGCCAGCGGGCAAGCCGCCTACCTCGGGTGGGAAGCCAGCCGTGAGGAGCGAAGGTCATGACCCTACGAGTCCGCAAGTACGGTGCACGACTCCCCGTCTCGCGGGAGACGCTGGTCGAGCACGGCCTGGTCGAGCCGACTGAGGAGGAGCGCCGCAAGCAGGAGGAATGGCGCGTCGAGTACGAGCGGCGTAAGGCAGCCGCGACCGAGGCATGGCCTGTGTTCGTGGCGGCACTCGCCGACGTCACGGACCCGGTGGCGCAGGTCGTGCTCAACATCCACCGGAACGACAACGGCGAATGCCGGGGATGCGAGTTCGGCGGGTACGAGGCAGAGGCGCCCGCCTGGCCGTGCAGCACCACGACTTCCGTGGCCGCTGCCGTCGGCATCGTGGTGCCGCCCGACCTGGACATAGCCGAGCAGGCGAGGCGCTGGTGACCGATCTCCCGATCGCGGAGTACGACTGGCTCGTCACCACCCACGGCAACGTCCTTCACCACGGGAAGCTCACCCCCGAGCAGCATGTCGAGTGCGAGGAGTGGGGTGGCCTGTACGACGTACCGGTCACCCTCGATTGCGGTATCGCCGTCACCACCGTCCACATCCCCGGCGTCCTGACCCGAATGGGCGCGCAACGCTGCGTCCGGTGCTGCCGCGCGACCGGGCTACCCGAGGGGAAGGGTTCACCGAAGAACGACCAGGACTGTCGCCGGATCCTGGGATTGTCAGACGGGGCGTAGACACACGGTCCCGCGGTTGGCGCACGCGCGGTCTGCGGCGGCAACAATGGCAGGACCAACACCCACCGAAAAGGGCAGGACCTGTGAGCGACACCACCAAGCACATCGTTACGTTCCATCTCACCGGCGGCGGCGAGATCGAGATCGACATGACACCGGAAGAGCTGGAGGAAGCGCTCCGGGCCGTCGACCGGGACGCGCTGGTCGGGACGTTCAACCGGGACCAGGGCACGCAGGTGTGGATCCGAGGCAGGCACGTCGTGGGCGTCACCTATCCGCTCGAGATGGGCGTCGACTGGGTCGCGCTCCGCGACGCTGAGGACCCGCCGAAGCGTTGGAAGATGTGACCCCGGTCGGCCCAGTACCGGCGCGCCGGCTCCGGCCAGGCGAGTACCGGCTCGCCACGGCGCATGTTGCCGAAGGCATGCGGTTCGAGTACCGAGGCGCCCTCTACGAGATCACCAGCGAACCCAGCAAATGGGGCATCGCGTGGGTCGCCGAAGTCACCGTCATCGAAGGCATGCGACCCGGCGCGACGTTCCGGGCGATGCTGTACACGACTGAGACACTGGGGGAGTGAACATGACCGAGCCCGCAGAGCCAGGCGAGACCGTCAGCGGCTGGGAGTCGGTGCTGTGAGCGGCACGTGGGGTGCGCCTGTCCTGCCGCCCGGCCGCGACAACTTCACCGGCCGCCAACTGCCCGACGTTCGCCCGGTTGACGACCTGTCCCGGTTCGTCATGGACCGGATTATCGCCACCGAGGCCGAACCCAATTCGGAGGTGCCGCAGGCGTACAACGAGCCAGCCGGCCCGATGGCGCACCGGTACGCCGCCGCCGTACGCGCCGACATGGTCGCGTTCCGGCAGATCGTTGCCCAGTACTGCGAGGCCCACGCGATACCGCTGGACATCGGCCTGGACCTCGGCCGCAAGCTGCAGGCTCTCAAAGCGGTGCAGGCGATCGCGAACCGGTTCGCTGACCACCCGGACTTCCGCGACGAATGGAGACTGGCTTGAGCCACGCCTGCCACTGCCCGATGAACCCGGAGCCACACGAGCACCGGTACCTGCGACCGCTCACCGTCGCCGCGCTCGTCGGCCGCCCGTTCCAGACTGTCGACTCGTGGCGGAAACGCGGCCAGCTCCCGTCGGTCAGTAACGGGTACGGCACGACGAAGGTGTGCGTGTGCTGCGCGGCTGGGCTCGCCACGACGACGCCGGTGCGGTGGGTGAAGCGTGCACGCCGACGCACGAGCACGGTCCGGAGGCGGGTCGCTGCGTGACCGCGGTGACCAGTGATGCTGCGCGTTCCGGGGAGTGTCGCTTGACACCCTGCGCACGCTTGTGAACTAATTCCCTCAGGGCGGAGCTATCTCCACCCACCCAGAAACGCCGCGCTCACCACCCCGAGCGCGAGGCCCCACGAATTCGACCCCGTGGATGGCCCCTCTGCGAGGCCCCGGCTCACCACCTGAGAGCCGGGGCCTTCGCATTCCCAAGCCCGCCAGTCGACTGGAGCCGGACCATGGCTGTGACGCAGACCGGGTTCCACGCCCGCGACGGCTGGTACTTCGAGCGCCAGGACGACGGCTCGGTCAAGATCAGCGCGGCCGTCGATCGGTGCACCGAGCAGTTGATCCTGCCTGCCGCCGAGTGGGCGTCGGTGGTTGCCGCAGTAAGCGCCGAGGGCGAGACCGCGCAGAGCTACCAGCAGGCACTCAAAGCGCAGGTCGCTGCTGACTCCTGATCGTGCAGAAGGGCGGGTGAACGATGGCCGCCCTCTCGCCGTTCGAGTACGCCGCCCGGCTGTTCGCGGAACCGGAACGGAAGTACGCGACCCCCGGTGAACTCGCCCGGGCGCTCGACCCGCGCACCGTCCAGACCCCGGCGCTCGACCTCATCGACGAGTTCCTCGTCCGGATCCGGAACACCCCTGACGGGCGCGGCATCGTCTCGATGCCCCCACAGGAAGGGAAGTCCACGCGAGTCGCGAAAGACTTCGTCACCTGGGTCCAGACTGACGACCCCGAGTGCCGCGTTGTCACCGCCTCGTACGGGCAGACCCTCGCCAACCGCAACGGGCTCGCGCTCCGCCGCAACATCACAGACCACCCACAGCTCGGCCTCAAGGTCGCACCAGACAACGGCGCGAAACACGAGTGGGAGATCGCCGGCCACCAAGGCGGCGTCCTCGCCGTCGGTATCGGCGCCGGTCTCACCGGTCGGCCCGCTGACCTGCTCGTCATCGACGACCCGATCAAGGACCGCAAGGAAGCCGAGTCCGCGCTCATCCGGCAGAACATCTGGGACTGGTGGACCGACGCAGCATCCACGCGTCTCGCGCCCGGCGCGCCAGTGATCCTGATCCTCACCCGCTGGCATGAGGACGACCTCGCCGGCCGACTGCTGGCCGCTGAGGACGGGCACCTGTGGGAGGTTCTGAACATCCCGGCGCAGGCCGACCACGACCCGAACAAGGGCGAGACTGACCCGCTCGGCCGCGAACCCGGCGAGTTCATGATTTCCGCCCGCGGTCGCACCGTGGCGCAGTGGGAAGCGATCAAGGTCCGCGTCGGCTCCCGCACCTGGAACGCCCTCTACCAGGGCAGGCCGTCGCCGGCCGAAGGTGGCATGTTCAAGCGGGACCACTGGCAGCAGTACGACGTACCGCTGTGGCTCGAACGCGACGACGGCAGCAACTACGTCACCCACGCCGACGAGATCATCGCTAGCTGGGACATGGCGTTCAAGGACACCGCGTCGAGCGACTACGTCGTCGGGCAGGTGTGGATGCGGCGCGGCGCCGACGCGTACCTCCTCGACCAGGTCCGTGGCCGGATGGACTTCGTCACCACCTGCCAACGGTTCCGTGAGTTCTCCGCGAAGTGGCCGCAGGCAGTGTTGAAGCTCGTCGAGGACAAGGCGAACGGCACCGCGGTGATCAACGCGTTGCGCCGGATCGTCGCCGGGATCGTCCCCGAAGAACCGCACGGGTCGAAGGAAGCACGCGCGGCTGCTGTCACACCGCTCGTTGAGGCCGGGAACGTGTGGCTCCCGTCGCCCGAGCTCGCCCCATGGGTCGGTGACCTGATCGAAGAGGCCGCCGCGTTCCCGACCGGCGCGCATGACGACCAGGTCGACGGGCTGTCCCAAGCCCTGAACCGGCTCGTCCTCGCACCACTGCTCGCAGGCGACCTCGTCGAGCCGGACGAATTCGACGAGCTCGACACCACTGGCTGGGCAATCAGCCCGCACTGAGGAGGTGACCCGCATGGCCGACTGGACACAGCCCACGCTCGACGAGCACCTCTCTGAGGTCGCGACGATGCGGGAAACGCACCTGCTGGAGCAGTTGGAGGCGTCGTACAACCAGGTCGAGATCCTCCGCGAATCCCTCGCCGACGTGCAGCTCGCGTTCGAGGACCGCGGCTGGCTGCAGTTGACGCTGCAGGCGCAGAACGAACTGTCCGACACGGGCCGGAAGCAGATCCGGGACCTGTGCCGGGTGATGGCGATCATGAACCCGCTCGTCAAGCGCGGGTTGTCGCTGCGGAAGGCGTACATCTGGGGCCAGGGTGTCGACATCACCGTCCGGGACCAGTCCGACAAGGGCCAGGACGTCAACGCCGTCGTACAGGCGTTCCTGGACGACAAGTCGAACAAGGCAACGTTCTCCGGGTCGCAGGCCCGTGAGGAGATGGAGCAGGCCGCCTACACCGACGGCGAACTCGCCGCCGCGTTGTTCACGGACCCGCTCGACGGCAGTGTGCAGTTGCGGTGGGTGCCGGTCGAGGAGATCACCGACGTGATCACCGACCCCGAGGATCAGGTGACCCACTGGTACTACCGGCGCGAGTACACCGAACGCCTGATCGTCGGCGGCCAGGTCGTGCAGAACCTGCGCACCGTGTACTACCCGGCGCTCGGCTACGAACCCCGGGTGAAGCCGTCGACGATCGGCGGCGCTGAGGTGCTGTGGAACGCGCCCGTCCGGATGGTGACGGTGAACCGCCCGACGCGCGCGGTGCGTGGCGTACCGGACTCGTTCGCTGCGATCGCGTGGGCACGCTCGTACAAGGAGTTCCTCGAGCAGTGGGCCGTGCTGATGAAGTCGTTGGCGCGGTTCGCGTGGCAGACGAAGACCCGCGGCGACCGGGCGAAGGCCGTGGCGGCGAAGACCGCTGCCGCGCCGACGACGGACCCGCTGCGCGGTGGCAACCCTGCCGGTGCGGGTGCGACCGTGGTCACGGACCCGAACACGTCGCTTGAGGCGATCCCGAAGACTGGCGCGACGATCGACGCCGACTCCGGCCGGCCACTCGCCGCGATGACCGCCGCCGCGCTCGACGTGCCGGTGACGATGCTGCTCGGCGACCCCGGTGTGACCGGTGCACGCGCTGTCGCGGACACGTTGGATGAGCCGACCCAGTTGACGATGAACCTGCGCCGCGATCTGTGGGGCGAGTTCATGCTCGACGTGCTGAACCACGTCATCGACTGGGCGATCCGGGCACCCAAGGGCGCGTTGAAGGGCCGCATCACACGCGTCGGCGACCGTGTCGTCGCCGAGTTGCCGGACAACGATGACCGGTCGATCGACATCACGTGGCCGGACTTCGACTCGACCCCGATCGACGTCCTGACCAACGCGATCGTCGCCGCCGACGGCACGATGAAGATGCCGCCACTCGTCACCCTGCGCCTGCTGTTGACGGCGTTGAAGGTCGACAACATCGACGAGGTCCTTGATCAGGCGACTGATGACGATGGCAACTTCATCGATCCACAAGTCGGCGCCGGGCAGGCTGCCGCGAACGCGTTCCGGCGTGGCCAGGACCCGGCCGCTGCATTGAACGGCGGCGACCCGAACACGGCTCCGGACGACAGTCAGGACGGGACAGACCAATGACCGTCGACTCCACGCTCGACACGCTGCGCCACTCGCGCCGGGTTGATGAACTGCTGCTTCAGCTGGTGGTCTCGGTGCAGCAGCGGATCACGCGGCATGACGCGTCGAAGCTCGAGGACCCGGAGAAGGCGATCTTCGACGAGTACAGCCCGAAGCTGAAGACCAGCACCTACGGGTCGGACGAGTACAAGGGCTTCCTCGCCGAGATGAAGGTTGCCCTCGACCACCACTACGCGAACAACCGGCATCACCCGGAGCACTTCGAGGCCGGTGTCGCGGGCATGACGCTGGTGGACCTGATCGAGATGCTCGCCGACTGGAAAGCCGCTTCGGAGCGCCAAGCCGACGGTGACCTTGCTGTGTCGCTCGGGATCCAGAAGGCACGCTTCGGCCTGTCCGACCAACTCGCGTCGATCCTGGAGAACACGGCGCGCGACGCTGGCTGGATCTGACGTGGCGATCACCGCGAAGACGGTGCGCCTCACGCAGCAGTTGCGCCGTGACCTGGCGAAGATCACCAACCAGCACGACCGGGCACTCACGAAGGCGTGGGTCGACGCGTGGGACACCGTCTCGACCGACCTGGAGACCGCGGTCAACGAACTGATCGCGAACGCGCAAGGCGGCATCCTGTCGCGGGCCACGATCCTCCGATCGAGGCGGCTGCAACTCGCGCTCGCAGCGATCGCGCAGAAGCTTGAGCAACTCGCGGTCGACGCTGGCCGGTTGATCACCGATGACCTACCG